TTCATTAGGATGGGGAGTAGTTGATGCGAAGCAAGTCAATGCTCGTAAAAGTAAAGGTTACCAAAAGCACATGGTTGTGTTTGGTAATGATAATTTGGTAGTGGAAGGTAAAGACGGTGATACCGTTATGCCCAGAATATTGATGACGAATAGTCATGATGGGAAGAATTCGTTCAAATTCCAAGCCGGTTTATATCGTTTAGTATGTTCTAACGGATTAGTTATTGCTGATGCCGAGTTTGCTAGTATGAAAATCCGTCATATGGGATATGATTTAAGTGAATTGAAAACGGTTATTTCCGAAATCGTTGAAAAACTTCCCCTTACTGTTGAGTGTATGAACAAGCTCAAAGCTAAGGAGATGAGTGAGGATGAGAAGATTGATTTTGCTAAGAAAGCATTACGTACAAGACTTCCCAAAGCACAAATAAGCACCCTCACATACGAAAATATCCAGGATCTTTTAGAACCCACCCGTAAAGAAGATGGAGGCAACGATATGTGGAGTGTATATAACGTCATTCAGGAGAAAATCATTCACGGAATGTTCGATGTGTATGGTGTGAATGGGAAAGTTCGTAAGGCACGTAAGATAAAGAATTTCCAACAAGATACTCGTGTGAATAAGGATTTGTATGAGTTGGCTGTAGAGTTCGCTTCCTAAGGGAAGTGCGCTCTCCGAGCGTATATACGTATGTATGGATATTGACTTATCTAAGAGAAAGAGTCGAGTTTTGTTAGATTGCTTGGTTCCCCAAAATTACTTTCGTATATTCATGGTGTTGAATAAGGCAAGAGCCACAAAATAAAGGTTATGAAAATTAGATTCGCAAATCCATTCCTACACATCACAGCAGTAGGTACACTTATACTAACTCTTTTTACTGGGGGATTAGCAGGGGTGTTTTATGCTTTTATTTTTGGTCTATGTTTAGGTCAACTTCGTTTAAATGCTAAAGAAAGACAAAATGAAGAACTTTAAAGATTTACTTCAACAAACCCTCGCAGATAATCAAATGGAGACGTTGATGCCTTCGCGGGAATACACGGAAAATGAGCGCATATACATGCAGGGCTATAGCGATGCACTAGCTGATATGCTTGAAGATTTTAACGACGAATATAGCGATTTTTTAGAAAACACATATACACCATCTTTAAATTAAAAACTATGGATTATCAAGAAATGGATGCAGAATTTGTATCTTTAGTAGAAATGATTGCAAATGATGATATGAGAGTAGAAATTCTTTTTGAAGCTCTTAAAACTATGCAACTACACCCACATGCTTCCCCACAACTTGCTTTGCAAATTGGGTTAAATGAGTGGGCTAAGTAAAATATTTTTCGTATATTCAGGTAAATAAAAAGTTATGACACAGGAGAAATCAAATTTAATGAATCAATTATTTGAAATTGAAGAACGCATTGCCGAACTATGGGAATTCCATCCAGATAACCCAACTGCTACAGATATAGTTAGTGAATTTGACGAAGCGCAACGTGTAGCTGCTACTATAGAATCATATCTTGAGACCTTGTGGTCACCCGAAGATGATGATGATTTAATTTAGAAGGTATGCCCCGGTGGTGGAATTGGTAGACACGCCGGACTTAAAATCCTGTGGACAGTAATGTCCGTGCCGGTTCGATCCCGGCCCGGGGCACAAAGTAGGGGAGTTAAACGTAAAATCCTAAGAATACAATCGACGGATTGCTTAGGTTGGGACCTTCAGCGCGCATGAAGGTGAAGCCCCTCATATATTGGACTCGTAGCTCAGCTGGATAGAGCATCTGCCTTCTAAGCAGACGGTCACAGGTTCGAATCCTGTCGGGTTCACCAAAAATAGCTTGGCGGAATAGAATTTCTATATTATATTCACGTCAGTAGGAGAGGTGGCAGAGTGGTCGAATGCACTGGTCTTGAAAACCAGCGAACTGTAAGAGGTTCCGTGAGTTCGAATCTCACCCTCTCCGCCAGGCGAAAGTAGCTCAGTTGGTAGAGCATGACCTTGCCAAGGTCAGGGTCGCCGGTTCGAATCCGGTCTTTCGCTCAATTCGCAGTCAAGTGTACACTCAGTTGAGACTGTAAAGGGGGAGCGAATGCTCCCCTTTTTTTGTTTATGATGGTAATTGGTCTATAATATTACTAATATCAAAAAATCTTCCATAAGGTTGGAAACCACCAATACGAGGATTAGTTTCAATATATCCAGGTGCATAAAATAAAGTTTCCCCAGCATTATCTAATGCTAAGGAAGGAATATCATATACATCTTCAGCAAACCCACCCGTGTTTAATACTAACCCTTCTAATTCGAATTCTCCAATTACTTGGTTCATAGCACAACTAATAATTACTAATTTATTATCTAGATTAAAAGTCCAAACATAATCTCTAAGCTCATCATATATTCCTGCAGTAAATAACATATATTTATCAGTCCCAAATCCTTCACCTCCTAGATATATAATATTATCTACTTCATGGGTATCTCCATCTAATACTAACATTGCATTTCCTAAATTATTTAATGAAGAATAGGTAGAACCAGTTTGGAATCCTGGGATGTAAAGTTTATTCTGTGTAGGACTAAATGGGAATGGTGATGTTACAGGAGAGTATGCACTTCCTAGTGTAGGTATTAATGGAGAAGTTAACCTCCAGTTAATAGTAGGGTTATATACTTCATAAGTAGGTGTTGAAATATTATTAAAATCCCAAAATGTAAATTTATTAGGAACTACACTAGAATTTAATTGAACTAACTCCCCATTAATAGAGTTAGGGGTAATTTGAGGCCAATCTGTATCACTAGTGGAACCTGTAGCTACGTAGCTAGCACTACCTAAAAAGTTTAGATTAGTACTATCATAAATGTATATTTCATTATTACTTGGAGTTGGTGTTTGATCTGTGTATGGGAGATAAATTCTATCATTGTTAGAATTATAAATTACTTTACAAGTAAAATCCTGTTCACTACCAAATTTACCCAAAGTTAATTCTACTTCACTCTCAGGTTTAGCACTTGCTGTTAAATTATATGTAACTAAGAAAGATTTGCTTTCGTTTGATCCAAAAACCGTGTGTAGTTTTTCATTTTCATAATCTATGGCTATGTGGGTTGAATCAAAAAAATCATATTTAGTCTCACCTGGAAGAGGTGAGTATCCTGGACTATTTGCATAATTCATACTAGTAACACTTCCTGAGGTATAGGCTGTATTAAATCTAGAGGAAGATGTATAGTATAATGCTTTAGTCGCTATTGGAACCCCTCCACTAGTATTACGTCTTTGATCTCCATAACCTACTAATAATCTTTCACTTTGAGATAAGAAAAAAACATTTTGAGTAAAAACAGTACCTGCAGCATTCAAAGTTCTAAATATAGACCATAAAGAACCAGTTGCTGGTTGGATTGGGTTCGGGTAATTATTCCAATATCCATTGTTATTTAACCAACTCCAGCTTTCAATTGTTGTTGAAAATGAATTACCCCCAATTTTATTAGTCAAATTAATAAATTGTGTATCATTTTCAGTAGAAGTAGCCCAAAACCTAACACTACCAATATCACCTTCAGGTATTTGGGTAGGCCAATCTTCCGTAGGAACATCCTTCCCAATTACATATCTATTATCTTCATCGGGTCCCATCCACCATTTTTTCCCTCCAGGGTTACCTGAGTAGTTTGGACCCTCATTTACATCATTTAAATCTCCGTATGCTAAATCTCCGATTTGGTTGTTTCCTGTAATAGGACTCCCACTATTATATGTAAAAGGTCTAGTATTTGCCATTATAAAATATTGTTTACTTATAAATATTAAAAAATAATTTGTTTATTGAAAAAAACATATGTATATTACGCAATAATGTAAGGGGTTCTTTGACATAATAATATAGAAACTATGGAAATAACATCATTTATTTTAGGTGTTCTTGCTGTCATTGCAATCATGATGGTAGTGATGGCATCTGTGAATTACATGGCGATTAAAACTCTTAAGTTACAATTTGATAACTTAGATAAATATGCTAATCGAATAGAACAAGAAACTAACCAAAGAATAAGTACTGAAATCCAGAACTTATCTCAAAGAGCTAACAATGACGACAATGAAATTGTTAGGTATGTAGATTCTAGAGTTGACAAGCTAGAGTCCAAAGTCTATAAAGATTTTGATACATATGGTCAACAAGGTAAACCTTATTAATTAAATAACCGCGAAGAACCCCACATTATTTCCATATATAACGCGATATTATGCAATACTATTATACAACCACAGCATCTAGCGATACAAAAATTACATACATTTATATACGTGAAGACACAAAATCAAATTAAAGAATACGCTCAAATTGCTCATCTATATTTCACAGAAGGGACTTTTTCTAAGCAAGAAGTTGAAGACTGGTTGGATGAGTATGGGCTTGAGTTAACTAAACTACTGAAGGGTAGGATAGAGTTTACATATTCGGATGATTGGTATAAAACAAAAATGACAATTTATAAAAACGGTAAATCGGAAGTGGAAACCAACATCTAATGATCGACCCAGAAAAACTTTTTAGTGCTTTTGAACTTCCTCAATATGAGGAGGGGGATATCTTTAACGAACTACAAAAAACCCAAACATTTAAATTGGGTATGTTTAAAAAGATTATTTGGAATCAAAAGAACATGGAAGATAAGATGGATCAACTTTTAGATGCTATGCCCGAACTAGCTGAAAAGTTAGATTTTGCGGATGATGCCGGTGAGTTCGTTACCCATACCCGAGCTTGGGTATATCTCAAAGATTATGATCCAACTTCAGAACAAGGTAAGGATGCCGCTAAAATCTTCGCAGATGATTATACAATTACGGCATGTGGTTTAGCAATCTCATTTTGGGAAGAACGAGAAGACTATAAAAAATGTGCTCATATCAAAAAAGTTCAAGATTTTCTTAAATTGAACGTGATCCCGTAATTTTTCTTTAGTATATTTAGAATACAGAGTAAGTAAGGAGAGGGAGAGAGAGAGGGAATGAGATGTCTCGCGACGTCTCCCGAGACGTAACAAAACAATATTATGAAAAATAAACAATTATTTGAACAGAAGATTGAACGTTTACATGGTAAACTTCAACAGATTAGAGTAATGTCTAGTCGTAACATCTCACTTCAAGATCTTTACAAGATGCTTGATGAAGGTGAAGAAATACTAGACGATATGGCTAATATGATCGATAGAGAATAAATTAAATAAAAGTTATGAACTTAACAGCAGAACAAATTCAAGGTAATTGGGATACATTTATCTCTAACATCGAAACCCACATCACGGGAGATCGTAAACAAGCACTTCTTGATTTCTATAACAAGTATCAAGAACGTGTTATGTTAATGCCTGCCGCTCACAAGAAGGAATATCACAATGCCTTCCCTGGAGGATATGTTGAGCATGTAAATCGTGTTGTGCGTTGTGCTCTAAAGCAAGCCAAATTGTGGGAAGAAGAAGGATGTGATATGTCTACCTTTACTACCGAAGAACTTGTTTTTTCTGCTATTAACCATGATCTGGGAAAGATGGGTGATGAAAATAATGAATCATACATCCCCCAGACTGATAAATGGAGACGTGAAAAGTTAGGTGAGGATTACATGTTTAACAAACAAGTCCCATTCTCATCCGTCCCAGATCGTGGTTTATTCATGCTTCAGTCTCATGGGGTTATATATACTTTCAACGAAATGCTCGCGATACAAACGCATGATGGTTTATACGACGTAGCCAATGAGAAGTATTTGAAAGCGTATATGCCCGAACAAAAACCGCGTACTTCGCTACCATTTATACTACACCAGGCTGACTTGATGGCTGCACGTATTGAATTCGAAAGAGAATGGTTGCCTAAGTTAAATGGTAGCTTGGAGAAGCAAGGTAAGAATTTTACCTTAACGGACAAGCCGAAAAGCGCAAATAAGCAACAGAAAGCTCTAGGTTCAATTAAAAGTGAAGGTTTAAAAAACTTATTAGATAACTTATGATCATAGCAATCATCATACTCTCCGTTTTAGTAGTCACCTTAGGGTTTACTACCAGAAACCTTCTACGTAAATTTGAAAAACAAGAAGATATCCTCGCTGTTTATCTAGACTACCTAGACAAATTATCGCGAGTAATAGAGGTTTCGGAAACTAAGATGAAGGAAGTAGATGCTAAAGGTAGCTTTAGTAGCGATGATGAGGTAGGTTTTTTCTTTCAACAAATAAAAGGGTTACAAGATATCTTAAACGAGTTCAAACTCGAAAAGAAATAAGATATTATGGCCATAAAGAAAACCCGAAGACCTAAGAGTAAAAACTACTTTACCCAAGAAACAGAAGATGCTATTGTATTATACAATGGCACTTCTGATACCGATGTTAAAAGTAGAATATACCAAAATGAGATTCATTATCCGTTTTTTAAATTAACGGAAAATATCATCCATACATTTAAGTTTTATTATACTGAGGTAGATGAGATTGAACATCTTCAACATGAGGTGATTTGTTTCTTATTATCTAAAATTCATTTATTTGATCCTACTAGAGGGGCTAAAGCATACTCGTATTTTGGTACTATAGCAAAACGCTACCTAATACTCCAGAATCAAAAGAACTATAAAAAACGTATCGATAAAGCTCCCGTAGATGAGTTATTTAAAGATGACACCCACACCTATAACATGGATGATCCAGGTGTTCATAATGATCCTTTAAATTTATATATCAATCTATATGTAGAGTATTGTACGGAAAATATATTTGAATTATTCCCAAAGAAAAAGGATGCTGAAATAGCTGATGCGATTTTAGAATTGTTCCGTAAAAGGGAAGAAATTGATGTTTTTAATAAAAAAGCATTATATATCTACATTCGTGAGATGGTAGATGTTAAAACTCCTAAAATTACTAAAATAGCTAATCAGCTATACTCGATATTCAAGGGTAATTATATCTTTTACCTTGAAAACGGGTATGTAGAATTCGAATAAGGTTATATTTATACATGAATAAACACTATAAATATGAGTCAACAATTCGAAAAAACAATATTTGGTACTAAAAAATTCTCCGATTTACTTGAAGAAATTTACAATAACCAAAAGCGCCGCGAAGCACAAGTAACCGCGCTTATTTCCGAGTTAAAACCGATGGTTTCTGACATTGGTGACGCTACTCTTATTGTACCACTCATTAAAGAATACATGGAGATTGGTGTTAAAAATGATGATGCACTAATTAAGATGGCTACGTTAGTACAACGTGCCTTAAATTCTACTAGCGAAGATGGTGGTTTAGGTATTTCTGATGAAGAAAAATCTCAACTGCTTGAAGAAATGGAGAAGCTACAAAACAAGTAAATAATGGGGATTTTTGGGAATAATAATTCATCTAATATTATACAAAATGCTAATACTTCACAGTTAGTACCTGGGAGAGTTATTAGTATAGACCAAACTTCAACTTTATCAAATGGGGAAATTACTATAGAACCCATGAAAATATCCGGTAACCAACCCGGTAGTTTAGGTATAAAAGCAACACCACTATTTCCAAACATTAAAAATTACCCACTTATAAATGAGACTGTATACCTCCTCTCATTCCCCAGTGGTGATTTTGGAAACAACCCAGGTAATATAAAGTACTATTATATATCCCCTGTAAAAACGTGGGCCAATAATATCCACGTTAACCCTACCCCAGCACAACAAGAAAGCATAAAAGGGAAAAATCAAAGTAAAAGTTTAGAAGAAGTTGAGTTAGGTTCCCCTAATATGTCTACTGAACAAGATACTAGTAACTTTAAACCCGGAACATATTTTGATGAAAAGTCTAATATATATCCTTTATACCCATTTGAAGGTGATGTTATATTAGAAGGTAGGTTTGGTAATAGTTTAAGATTTGGTAGTACTGATATCCAATACGGCTCCCCTACATCTAAAAATATAATAAATAAACAATTTTCAGAATCTTATACCTACACTTCAGGTGAAACTGACTTATCTTTAGGTTTTAATTCTAAATTAGTAGCAATTAATAATAAAGTAGAAGCTTTCTTTCAAAATTATGATGATGATAAGGTTTCTATTTTTATTGAATCTATTGAAT